AACAAACTAACTGCTTCTGATTTAAATAATTACAGAAGAAGTTGTAATGCACATTATGATGATGTGTGTATGTAGGAAAAATTATGGTTTCAACAGGATTACTTTCAGTATTAAAACAAGCTTTAACGAAGCCTAGATTAAATAAAATTAAAACTTCTGAAATAGTTGATACTTTACCTAAACCTAAAGTTGCAGAAGATTTAGTTTTAACACCTATAAAAAAAGTAGACGAAACAGAAGATGGAGCATCTGCTTTAGCTAAAGAAATAGGTATTGATAGAGATGAAATATTAAAAGCAGCAGATATACAAGCAAAAAAAACAGAAATACGTTCACCTGAAGTTGTTAGAAAAGCAGCAGATAAATTAAAAGCAGGAAAAATTTCATCTAAAGAATTTAGAAAAATTCGTGATGATAATATTCCTCCCACAGTATTTAGTGAAAGTTTGGAAGCACCTAGTAATTTATTAATATATTCTGTTTTAGATAAAAGTAAAAAAGATAAAATAATAGGTTTAACAAAAAATATAACTCAAGACCAACCTGTAGGATTACGTCTTGATATACCTGCTTATAGAGATTATAGAGTTTTTGTTCCTACTGTTCATGACTCACTAAATAAAAATAAACCTATAGGTCATATAGCTGCAGCTTATTTAAAAGGAACATTAAAAAAAGATGGTGGTAGAAATTTAATACAGTTACGACCTGCTAGTACAAAAGCTATTAATGTTGCTACAACAAAAATTTCTAAACAAACAGGTAAAGAAGGACCTGGACAAAAAACACCTTTTGCAACAATAGATGGAGCTATACAAGATGTAGAACCATCTAGTGTAGTAGACTATGCAAAGAAAATAAAAAATAGTGAAGATTGGGTTGAGGTAGGTTTTAATCCTGATAAAGGAGGTGCTTTTTATAATAAGATAACTGGCAAACCTGTTTTTGAAGCAGAAGAAGTAGTTCAAGTAGGAGAAATGGTTTTAGTAAAAGGAGCACGTACTCCAACACAATCACAATTAAGACAATTAAAAATAGATACACCTAGAGGTCCACGAATGTTTAGCCAAGGGGGAATAATAGAACGTAGTGATAACTATAATACACAGAGAGCAATATGATAAAAGGGATAACAGAAGTTTTAAAAGGATTAACAAAAGCTAATGCTAAAAAGACTGTAGAAAAAATTAGTAATAAAACTTTAACAAAGTCTGATGAAAAAACTTTAGATGATTTTTTAAAACAAAAAGATGAAGATTTAATAACAGAGTCTGAATTATCAGCAAAAATTATTGATAAATTTGTTGATAAGTCTTTACCTTTAAATGAATATAAAATTAACTTTAAAGTAATAAGTCCTAAAATGTTTTATCGTGGTGAAAAAAGTAATTTTAGAATTGGAGATAATCTTAATAAAGTTACTATTAAAGCATCTTCAGAAAAAGAAGCAAAAAAATTATTAAAAGAAACACCTCAATTTAAAAATGCATATAAATATGTATTAGACAATATGCCTAGTGGTGCACCTGCTAATCCAAGATTAGTTATAAAAGGAATTACAGAAAAGAAAAAAGGGGGAACAGTAATGAAAGATTATTACAAAAATTATAATACACAGAGAGCAATATAATGGCAATAGAAAAAAATCCATTTGATAAAATAGAAAAGACTATATCAAATGTAGTAAAGCTTCCAGAACAAATTAAAGAAGCAGCAGGTTCGCCAACATTTGAAGCAGATGAAGATGGGGGAGTTACTGTAGATTTTACTGAGGTTAATATCGAGATGGAACCTGAAGGTGAAATGAAAGAATGGTATGGTAACATTGCTGATGATTTAGATGATGAAAGATTAGCAGAGATAGCAGAGAATGTAATTAATAATTATACAGCAGATAAAGATTCCAGAGCAGAATGGGAGTCTATGTTTGAAAGAGGATTTGATTTATTAGGATTAAAGATACAAGATACTTCTGAACCTTTTGAGGGTGCATGTACAGCAGTACATCCTATGTTAATTGAATCAGCAGTTAAGTTTCAATCAAAAGCTATACAGGAAATGTTTCCTGCTAATGGTCCAGTTAAAACACAGATACTAGGAAAGGTAACTCCTGAAAGAGAATTACAATCTAATAGAGTAAAAGATTTTATGAACTATCAAGTAACTGAGCAAATGCCAGAATACTTTGATGAGTTTGAAAGAATGTTATTTCATTTACCTTTAATAGGTTCTGCATTTAAAAAAGTTTATTATGATGCTAATTTAAAAAGACCAGTATCAGAGTTTGTTCCTATAGACCAGTTTTATGTTTCTTACTATGCTTCTAATTTAAATAAAGCAGATAGATACACACATGTTATTTATAGAAGCCCAGTAGATTTAGCAAAGGATATGCGTACAGGTATCTATGATGAAATAGATTTACCTGAAGCAACCTATCCTAGTCCTACATCTTTATCAGAAAAGATGGATACTATTTTAGGATTGTCTCCTACAGATAATAGTGACCCACAATATACATTACTAGAACAACATTGTTATTTAGAAATAGATGAAGAGTATGCTCTTCCCTACATTGTTACTGTGGAAGAGCAA